CCTGTTGCTGTTTTAGCTAATGTTCCTAGAATTTGCCCAGTAAGAATCGCCGCTAGTGTCTTAGCGCCTATAGTCATCGCTCGCAGAACATCATTAAACTTTTCAGACTTAACGAAATCGTCTACTTTTCTAGAAAATTCTGTAGTCGCTTGAATAACTTTGCGAATAATAGGCTCTAGCATTTTACCCATCGTAATAGCTAAACCTTCGTTAGCAGAATTAAGACTTAGCAAATCGCCTGTCATGTTATCAAAGTTAGTCTGCGCCATTTCTGTGGCTGTGCTTGTGCCTGTTAATGCTGCTTCTAACTTTCTAGCGTCACCTGCGCCGTTAATCATAATAGCCGCAGACTTCATTGCTTCAGCGCCAAACAAGCCAGTTAATTCTGTTAGACTCATATTCTCAGCAGCAAGATTTTCTAGCGCACCCGCAAGACCAACCATTGAAGGTTTGAATCTATCATCAGCTTCGTTTTCTAGCTTCAACAACACTTGTCTAAAGCCTGTACCCGCTTCAGCAGCGAATAGACCGCCTTTAGCTAACAACTGAACGCCAACATTAGCCTCTTCAAAACTTAGCCCTGCTAAACTCGCAGCAACACCCGCATTCTTCATAGCTTGCGCTGTATCTGTAATGGAGGATGAACCTTCTTTAGCACCTGCTGCCAATACATTCACAAAACGGCTAGCTTCTTCTGCACCTGCGCCAAATTGGTTAAGAGATACGCCCACAGTAGACGCAGCATCAGCCAAGCCAATACCCGCTGCTTCGGCTAACTTAACTGCTTCTTTTGTAACCGCAGCCAACGCTTCTTTGTTTGCAAGTAAGTCAGGCTTAGCACTAGCGATTAGCTTAAATGCGTCTGCCGCTTGGCTTGCAGATAGAGTTGTTGTCTTACCAATTAACGCTGCTTGCTCTTCGTAAAATTGTAAGTCTTTACCAGTAGCACCAGTAATAGCAGATAGCTCACTAATTGATTTAGTGAACCCGATAGTGTCTTGCGTAATCTTTTGGAAAATAGCGCCAACGCTAAGACCTGCCGCAGCAGCACCAAACAACTTAACAGCTTTAGAAGCTAATGAGGTTTGCTTGCCAAGACTTTCCATTTGGGCAGTAGCTGTTGCAACGCCTGTGGATTTGGCTTGTATCTCAACGGTATATAAATCAGTCGCCATAATTATTTCCTAAAACTACCTGTCCGTAATGCTTGTTTAATAGCATCGTCATCTATCGTAGTTGCTTCAATATGCTTGTAAGGTGCTACCGCCGTACTGTCATGGTATCTACTAGCACAAGAAGTATAAATTGATGAAAGTCGTTTTAATGTGTGACTTTCCCACACGCTTAATTCTATTCCAGTTAACGCACACCAACTACTGATTTCCTGCCATGTAACTTCGCTTGGTCCAATCTGTGCAAGCAAGTCTATGACATAAGAAAAAGGCGCTATGTCGGGCATAATTGGGTCAATCATCGACTCAATTCGTGCCTTCGTAGCGCCTTTCTGGTTCGTAGTGAGCCAAGCCCAGTAGCGAACATAATCTTCAAGTAGCTGGCTTAAGTAAAAATGTAGTTAGCCCTATCAGCAGCAGCTTCTAACATTTGCTCGGCAATCCATGACCGTTTTTCGTATATCATCAAAGCATTCTCTTTATTACACTTCAGAGCTTCTTCGTTGTATACAATGCCCGACCAAGACACTGTGCATTCAGCTAATAAATCACGAACTTGTCGTTCGACTTCAGCGTCAGGCACTTTACCATTGCGATACTTGTTTGCGTTTTTTGCGGCATTTCGTTTTTGAGCCTGTTGCCATTTAGCCGAATCACGCCCAAGTATTTTAATGCTAATACTTTTGCCTTTATCGTCTTCAAGCGTTTCACCTGTTATAGGGTGAGCAAGGTCAACACTAATGCCGCTATTCGCAGCTTCTTTCAAATCAAATTGCGCTAAATCCATTCTGAGCTACCTTATGCAGTAACTGTCGAACGAGTGCGCTCCAAACTAATAGTCTTTTGAACTATTGAGTCTGCGCCCCCAGCGACAGTATCAAAAGAAACAACCTTACCAGTGAAATAGTCAATTGTTCCGTCTCGGTATGTAACCTCAAAAGAATAATCGGTATCCGCTGCTAGAGCTGCAAGAATAATAACTTGTCCAGCATCGTCATCATCACGGTTTACCGTAATAGAATCTGCGCCGTTATTGAAAGTGCCTTTGTACTTATCAGTGCTGCGTTGAGCAATAGGGTTGCTCGTTACAACATTATAAACTTGACCACCTGGAGTCCAATCAGTTACTTGACCAACTGTGGTAAAAGTAAGAGCGCCATAACCAGTGTCATCAAAGGTAGCGGGTAAAGAAGCCGAAACACCAATCGTGGTTTCGACAAGGGTCTGTACTGTATCAGGCATAAATCACCTCGTTATAAATGAAATATATCGTATCGAAACGACAATTGTGTACCAAGCATCCATTACTGTTCCTGCTTGGCGGCTTACTGAGCGTATTGTCGCAGATTGTCCAGAATATGCAACGCTACTCCCAATTGGGTAATGCGCCATAATTTCCTCTGCTTTAGTCTTTGGAGCAATCGCCCCGCCGTCTATAGGATAGCGCAAGATAACTCTAAAAATTCCGCTTGTCTCGTTCATATCAGAAAGAGTCATAGAATCTATAGGGTTTGGTATGTTTATAAGCTCTGCATACGCTGTACCCGATACAGGTGTGTAAGGCATATTTTCGTAATTAACTGGAATGTCAAAAGAGCCATCTACAAAAGACTGCACGAATGCTTGGTCAATTTTTATGCTCATTTTGCAAACTTCCTAATATTCGTTTCTATTCTGGCAATGTTTTTAGCGACCATTCCATCGCGCTCTTCCCAGATTCCGACATACGGGACATTGTTAGTCAGATAAGTCGTATCACCTGCACCGCCTGACTTAGTATCCATATCTGATATAGTCTCAGCCTCACTTCTTATTGGAACTGTGCTAGTAGCAGGAGAACCAACAGTTGTCTGCCAGTTACCTTGCATTCTGCCAGTATCACGCCGTGTGTTTTCAATAACTCCAGTAAACAACGAAATCTTTACTGAGCGTACAAATTCATCAAGCGTGGAATTAGCGCGTTTGGCTATATCTTCTGCGTTTTTGATTATCATCGTCTTGCCTGTACAAAATAAACCAACGGAATACCCGCAGGGCTAGACTCTTTGATTGATACGATTGACCAGTTTTCACCACGAATAGTTATCGTATCAGTAGAAACAGGCTCAATAGTATTGTCTAAAATAATCATACGATCACTGCTTAATATTCTAGCACCGTCTATAAGCTCGTCAGCGTACTTCTGGACGATTGTATTTGGACTATAGATAACCGTAGTACCCGCAGTTACAGTACCTGTCACAGGGTCTATAGAGTCTCCTGTGGTGCGTTTAATCTCACCCACAGCGCCAAACTTAGTAATCAGCTTAGAAGCAGTAGCCGCTATGCTGTTATAGAAGGCTTCACTCATTAGCCCATCACCAACGGTACACCAAGACCGCCACGAACCATAAGAGCAGCTAGCAATGATTGGCTGCGAGAATGCCTAGCGATGCGTTGGCTATCAGCTACAGCGTATTCAACCTTAACTGCGCCTTTCACTTCTTCGCTCTTAATGCCTACTGAGCTAGATTGAGAAAGGTTATATAAGTCTTCACCCGCTTGTATGTCTAGTGCGAGCGACATCTGGCAATTCTTCACCAGTGTAGGTATTTCGTTATTCTGCCAACTGAAGTTATCTAAGTCGGTCAGATTGTTTCGTGGATAAGATAGCGGCTGATAACGCTCTACCATGTCACCCATTAACTGCGATTCTTTACTAGCGATATATTGGGCAGCTTTGATTAGCTGTACTTTGAAAGCATTAGTGTCTTCAACCGTAACGCCAAATCCCTCAGCGTAGGCTGTGTATTCAGCTATAGTCACATAGGTGTTAGCACCTAAGACAATAGAACCATCTTCAACAATCAAGGTAGCCATTTAATATCCCTACTTGCCTTTCGGCTTCTTTTTCTTGCCTTTGTTGTACATAAAATCACCACTTAACTTTATTTGCCCAGTACGCGCCGCTCATCTTACCTTTCTTTATGTTTTCAGCGTGTCTTGCCTGAAACGAAGCCCTGCGAGCAGCATCAGCTTTACTTTCGTTAGCGCGTTTAGGTGAACCTGAGACTCCCTGTTGTCCGAAGCGAATCGTTTTTATTTCATCGCCTTCTTTAGCGACAACAACATGAGATTTGGTCGGATGGTTAGGAGTGCGCTTTGGTTGGTTGTACTTATCCAGACCTAAACGAGTGAGTCTTGAATCTTTTGCCATGATAACCCCAGAAAGGGAAAAGGGGTGACCGAAGCCACCCCATTCCGTTTAGCCGAGAAGTACAGCAGCGAAGTCAGGCTTCCATACTTTGTAGCCGTACAAGCAAGAGACATCAAACATCGCCTTGTTGTAGCCTTTGTAGGCAGCTATTTCAAACACGAGACCGCTAACTGGGTCTTGTACTGTCAGACGGTCAACCGCAGCGTCACCGCCAGTAGGTTGTGCCATTGGACGCATACCGATTTCAACAGCAGCTTTGTGGAAAGCTACGTTACCAGTGAAGCTATCACCAACAGTAAGAGCAACGCCATCAGCAAGTGATTCGCGTAGACCAGTAGCACCGATAGTTACAACACCACCTGCAAGAGCGCCAGTTACGACATACTTGTTAGTATCACCCGCGAAAGTGATTACATCACCTGCGAGAATAGTACCAGTACCGCCGTCAACTGTAATTGCAGTAGCGCCAACAGCGTAAGTGCCGTCAGTAATGTAGCTTGCGCCAGTGCCTTTAGTGTGGCTTGAAATACCCGCAGACTCTTTGATCATCAGACCTTGGAGGTCGAGCAAAGTGCCTTGACGTAGAAGGTCGCTAGAACCCGCAGTATTGACGGACTGTAGTGAAGCGAGTTGACGCAGGTTAGTACCCGCAACGCTGTTCATCACAATAGAAGCCATACCGTCATTTGAAGGCATACCGTTATCTACGAGAATCTGGCGAATCTCAGCAACTTCCGCAAAGTTGTTAGCGAAAGGAGTTGTGCCTGCAATACCAAAAGCGCGTGAAGCGTTCTTAGCTACATCCGCAGCAACTTCTGCTTCGATTTGGTTAGAGATAGCACGCATAGCTTGCTGAATCTGGTCACCGTAGATAGTTTCAAAGCCTGCGCCGTTGTTAACGTGCTTCATGTCTTCGCCTGTCCACGGAATCTGAACAGAAGCTGTAGTGCTAAGAGCCATTGTCTTATTGTCTACAGTTTGGTCTGTACCTTCAGGGATAGTCATTGAAGGTGAAACGGTTGTAACAGTAGCGTTGCGAGTAGCGAAAGAGCGGATAGTATCGCCCTGTGCTGCACGAGCAGTTGCGTCTGAGTTAATTGTTGCTGAAGGGATAACACCAACAAGCTCACGGCCAACAATGTCTGCCGCCTTGTAGATGTCTGCCGCTAAGTCAGTTAGAACATTAGCCATGAGAGATTACCTTTAATCGTCTTTAAGTTTACCGCCGTTTTTGGCGAAGTTTGCGCGTTGCGCTTGGTTCATTCGGTCAAACTCCGACCGACTCACTTCATTGACTCCAGCCCCGCTAGATTCATTGCCACCTGTACGCCCTGCGCCGTTGGCTTTTGTTCCCACAATTAACGGAGCAAAAGCTGCGCTATTCTGGAATTCTGCTTTTAGCTCATCAACTGACATAGCTGACGGCTTACCATCTTTATCGAGAACAACAGTAACAGGACTGCCTTCTCTAAATTCTGTTCTTAATCGCCTTTCTAGGTGTGGCAATAAAACATCTGCCGAACCTTGTACTGCGATTTCTGCCGCTATCTTCGTTGCCGTTTGACCACTTGTTAGTTTGACAAGCGTTCCTGACAATTCTTCTAGCTCTTTCTTTAGCTCTACTTCCCTAGCGTTAAACTTCTCTTGCCAAGATTTGTCTAGAGCCTCTGTATCATTGCCTTTCTTTGCTGCTTCAAGTCTTGCTGCTTCTGCTTCTTCCGCTGCTTCCCGCGCTTTCTGCGATGCTGCTTTCTTTTCTCGCAACAACTCATCAACTTTATTCTTGAGACCACTTAAATCTTCTTTCTCTGGCTCAGGAATGCCTGTAACTTTAAGCTGATACCCAGTATCTGTTTGCTCATAAAG